TAAATATGCCTGTTACAAGTAATAATGCAAATCCAGAAATTGTTGCAAATGAAGTTATGAGAAAGCTAAAGCTTGAAATAAGCAAGAATAATAAAACAAATAGAGTTGGTGGATAATGGCTTATTCAATTCAATCAGGTATACAGGTATCCCTAGATAATGTTAATTGGCAAAAAATTACAGATCATAATAGAGAGCCAATTTCAGTGTCTACAGAGCTTATTGAAACCCAGGCTAGAATGGCTAACGGTAGAATGAAAAAGTATGTAGTTTCTCAGAAAAATACAATATCAGCATCATGGACATATGTCCCATCAAAAACATCTGAAACAGCAGACCTCAACCATGGTGCTGCTTGGCTTGAATCATTTTATAGATCTAATGTAGGATCTCCAATTTATGTTAAGGTAGTAGAGTCTGGACTAAATGGGTCTGGAGATTTTGTTACTGCACAACATACCTCTAAGGTATATACTGTATTTATGACTAACTTTTCTAAAACCATTATTAACAGAACGAAGGTTTCAGATTACGTTAGTATGAGCATTGACTTTACGGAGATCTAATGCTAGGTAATGTCAGCTCTTCAGTCTTTACAGGCTCAGACTCAATCACTTTGACACCAGTAGTTTCTGCAGAGTGGAATCATAATCTATTTAATGCCCCATATATTACTACCGCTGGAATTGGTGAAGAGTTAACGGTAACTGCAATATCACCTTTGCCAACAGATGTTGAACCTACGCTTAAGCCGCCTAACTTTGTAACTAAAAGCTTTGCTATGTTACGACCAGTTAATGTTCAACCAATTACCACATCAACACCAAGCGCAAGTGCTTTTGCTATAACAAATTCAGTTGTATCTTCATCTAGTATTAATGTTTCTTGGTCTAATCCACCAACTGGAACTGTATTATATAGGGTGCAAACAAGTGGTCAGTCCGACACAATTTCAACGGGAACAAGCTATACTTTTTCTGGACTATCATCAGGTCAATCATACACTGTAAGCATTGATGCGTGTAATTCTTCATTTGGTGTTCTTGGTAGTATTAGTGAAATTTTTACAACTCAGTCATCCCCACAAGATATGATTAGTCAAGGAAAAGTATCATATACTATATCTGGAGGATCTAGTTCTGCATATAAAGTAGTCACATATGTAAAGACTAGTAGTCCTATTCCAGTAATGATAAATGCATCAGGAAGAGGAACAGGCGTTCAGTACGGCTCTGAGTACGTTGAGGCAGACTCTTTAGGATGGACTAAGGTTGTCACCTACGTAGGCTCCCAAAGCTCTGATAACACCTTTGCAGGCTTTGTATACACTATCGCAGCCAACTCCATAAGTGGTGAAACAAATAATCCAATAGTATATTTTACAGAACCTAAAGTATACGCTACCACTTATTTTGATTATCAAAACCACTCCTTATTTCCAACAGAGATGCCATTTACATATTTTAGGCCAGGGGAGTCATATGTAGGATCAGGCAATATAAAGTCAACCTTTCCATCTGCATTTAGAAAAATTACCTCTCCAGTACTTAGCGGATACACTACTCCTACATATTTTCCAGTAACTCCAATTTTACAAAATCCAAAGTTTTGTCTTGCCTCTAAGCCTGTACCAATACTAAAAAATGTTTTACCAACAGATACATCTGCATATAGATATTTTGTTTCAGATGAATCATCAAGAAGCATTACATCTATTTATGAAAAGCCAATTACAACAAACAAGTTAGTTATTAAATTTAATACATTAATGACTGTGCCAGTTGTTAACATAGCTATTGATGGAACTAACATTACAGTTGACGGTAGTCAAAATATATCACCTCCAGCTAACTTAGAGGGTGGAAGAAGTACTGGAGTCCTAATTCTATACTGGAATGGTTCTGCTTGGACTAAAACAAAGTGGTCATCAATGCCACAATTCAGCTCTACTGGATCATTATATTTATCTACATCATTTAGCAAGATAACTATAACTCAGATAGATCAAACAACTAATCCAGAATTTTTATCTTTAACAGGAGAGACCGCACCACCTTCATCAGGACCAACAATCAACTCATTTTCTGCCCAATGCCCTAACCCAGATACTGGAAGATGCTCAACATTAACTGGTGCACAAAAACAAACTATCTGGGCATTATTTAGTTATTCTAATGCATCCTCTTATAAAATAACAATGTCCCCTTCAACAGATATTGGAAGCATAAAGACAAGCAATGCAAACTCAGCTACAGAATCCTACCTTGGATTTGGAAATTGTGGAACAACCTATGCACTAACTTTAACTGTATACGCAGCAGATAATCAGCAAGGAGCTTCTGCATCTCAGACAATAAACTATACAGTAAACTGCACTTCAACACCAACAGAAATTCCTTCAGCTTCATTAAATGTAGTATCTGATTTAAAAAGAATGCACGTAGTAGAAATTTCTCCAAGACTTGAGATTGATTTGACAGATTTTGTTCAGTCTGTATCTATTGATAAATCTTTAGATGCAAGCAATAGCCTACTTCCCATTTCTTCTCTAAATTCCAACGATGCCCGAATTACTTTATCTGGAATACCAGCTATGATTGGATCAACAATAGTTCCAATTTTTTCTAGTCAAAGTGATCAGTCATCTACAATATTGGCAAACATGCTAAGAAAAAATATTAAGTTTTATATAAACTTTCATCTTAAAGAATACGCATCACCTAACTCAAAAATATCGTCAGACACCTATATTCCTGGCGGAGTTTTTTATTCAGACTCTTGGGCTGAAAATGATATTAAGGATATTACAGTTCAATGTTTTGACATTTCTAGGTACTTACAATCAATAGCAGTAGCAGACTATGTTGTGAATTTAAAGAGGCCATTTGAAATTATAACAAATATTTTAGATTTATCTGGATTTACAGACTATGACTATGACTCTATTTATAGAATATTTGACTCATCAGAAGCTCCAGTAAATCTTTATTATTATTATTGTAATTCTAAAGATTCAACCATTATGGAATGCTTAAATGAATTGTTTATAGCTTATCAAATTGGCGCATATATTGATGAGTATGGAGTTATGAAGTTTTTAAGTTTACACGACATATTATCATCTTCAGGATCTAACCTTGCTTTGACAGATGGCAACATTATGAAAGATGGATTTAATATATCAAATAATGCTAAACCAGGAAAAATTTCTTTAAAATATCAAACACCAAAAATTAAACAATCACCACCTGTTCAGAATGTAAAAAATGTTGATATAAAAAATTCCCCATCTTATATATACACAACTTCAAATGATGTTGTTTGGAGCCAGCAAACCGTTGACTCTGTTGGATTTAATTATCTTAAATCAGATATGCTAGAAAATTCCAATATATTTGAGATTAACACTAGTGATTTACTAGATATTTTTTATACATTTGATATGAGTAATGATGGCTTTGCATTTATTGAAAATGAAATTGTTTCTTTTGCATATAAAGAATACAAGCTGTCAACTCTTAGTGGCAGCAAAGAAAAATTTATATCTATTAAAAATAATCTTGATCTTACTTCATATATAGATACATTTATTAAAGAACAAGGTATTGGGCTTAGACTATCTACTGCTAAAATTACCTCTGTCTCTGGTAATGGAACTGAGATTACTTATACATCAGCGAATACCTTTAAAGTTGGTGACAGAGTAATGATTGCTGGAGTTGTTCCATTTCTTTATAATATTCAAGGTATTATTAGTGAAAGAACAGCAACATCATTTAAGATATTAGGAAAACAAACAGGAACATATGTATCAGGTGGGGAAGCCTATATATCTGCAGACTATGACGTCCTTGTAGAACTAACAGGAAAAATTACAAATGTAGAACGTGGTCTATTTGGAACCGTACCTATTGAGCATAAAAAGATAACAGATCTAGCAAGCAAGGGTTTGTCAAAAATAGCTGTAGTTTCAGGTTTTGAAATATCTAATACACAACCTACAACATCAATTGTTAATAGTAAGGCGGCATACCCTAAACTGCCAGAGGTAAAAAGCATTGCATTAAGTCCAACAGATAATGATTCAGCACTTATATTTCCAACATCTGAAGTAGATATTGGCTATAAAACATATTCTGTTAAATTTAAATTAGATGAAGAAGGTGGAGCAGCAGCAGGTTTATTTTTTAATATGACAAGTGCAACTGATCTTACAGGCACATACTTTGTAGAACTTGCAAGGTATAATAAGCTTAATCCAAAAACTCAGGAACTCTATGATCCACCAGCATATAATTACACCCTAAACATTTATGATCATACAGGAGCAACTCAGTCATGGGCAGATGTTACTGCTGAGTGTGTTAATATAATTGATAATTTTTCTAAAGTATTAAAGAAAGAAGGTACAGAAGATGCACCTATATATTCTTATGAAAGAGATCAGTGTTTCAATTTAAAGGTGGTTCATTATTTAACAGATGGTAAAGATGGAGAAGATGCAACAGTTGAAGATCCAAAAAACTGTTTGTTAGTGTTTATAAATAATGTTGAGATAACTGGCTGGCAAATTCCTGGAACACAATATAATGCAACCACTGCTCCGTCAGCAACTGGATGGCAAGCATCAAAAGTTAATCAACTTACGGGTTTGGGACAAAAGCCAACCATCTCAGATAACATTGAAGTTGGTACAAAATTTGGTTTTTTTGCTTCTTGTGTTCCACAGACCATAACTAATCTTTTTCCAGCAAAATCAAATCCTACTCCAGCCTCTACTACTCCAGCAACGCTGAGAGAAATACACGCTACTGTAAAACCATTAAAAGAAAGAAGTGTAAATTACTTCTATCAAGATAGAGAATTTTTAAATGGATTAGTTCAAAAACAACCGCTGTATACAAAGTCTCCCACATATCTTATGCAAACAACTCCAGAAGTATCTGGAATTAATTATTATGATGTTGAGTATCAAACCCCAGCTGCTGTTTCTGTAGACGTTTTTCCAGTTAGCTATATGATGAAATATTTTCCAGGTAATAAGCCAATAGATAAACAACAAGTTCAGAAGAAAATAGTTGATGAATATTCTCTAGCTTATTCAACACCAATAAATACTGGGTTCAGATCAAGAATGGCAATAGCCAATGGATCCCCACATATGGTGTACCTTAAAAAAGACTCTGATGATGTAAACAAGGCTACTGTATTTCTAAATCTATTTACACAGGAAATAATTGCACCTTCAGATCCAGAAATTATTGAAAGCATTATAGATTATTCTAACTTGTCAGAAACAGTTCAGGTAGACTCAGAGTGGATACAGTCTAAGCAAGCAGCCTATAAAACACTAAAGGTTGTTCAAAGAGGTATTGAGGGTTTTTCTAAAAATGTATCTTTAAGTATATTTGGCAACCCTTTAATTCAGGTGGGAGATATCGTAACCCTGTCTTACTCCTTAAATGGCATTGTTGGTCAAAGATATCTAGTACACTCAGTATCTCACAGCTTTAGCCAAGGACTATCAACATCTCTAAATCTTAAAAGGATTCAAGAGTAGTCCTTTGTGGTATAATTAATTGACAGGAGACAAAAATGCCATATGTTAAAATATCAGACCCTAATATTATAGATCTTGCTGCTTGGCACCAAGTTATTAATGTTATTAATCAACACAGCGATACTCTTTCTGCTATCACAAATAATTTTGGTATTAAAGGAACTGCTGTTACAGACTGGAATGGCGAAACAGAAGTTTATGAAGAATTTAATTCTGGCTCACAAAAAATACTTTATGGAAAGTTTAGAATTAATACCACAGATACTGAAGCAAATGGCACCAAAGATTTAAGTACAAATGGTGGTCGTATGTTTTATCAAACAGTAGATTTTGACAACTCTTCAAGTGGGTCAGCTAGCTTTAAAGCAAAGCCTATTGTAACCGTTACACCAGCTCTAGTTGGCTCAACTGTTACATCAGATAGAAACGTTGGTCTTGTTTGTACCGTAATTGCAACAACTGATAAAGGTTTTACAGTTCGTGTTATTAATGCAAGAGAGCTGACTGCAGAGTCACCTTCAACAGTTGCCGATCCAAAGCCCGTTAGCTATTTTAATATAAACTGGATTGCTATAGGACCAAAGTAATGGCTAAGGTACCGCCTAAGTCTGTTTATAAAAGTCCCAAGTCAGTTGCTAGAAATCAACCCGTAACAATAAGTGTTGATGATCCAAGAGCAGCTTGGGATAAGATTGGACAGACTAGAGCAAGGGTAGGAGCTGAACTTGAACTTGTTGGATTAGATGATATTCCTTTAATTGGTGGAGGAAAAAGTTTAACAGCATCAGTTGGTCCACCAACAGCAGGCCATCCTAGCGAACCACAAAGATTTATAATTCCTGGAATCAATGGTGGAGAAGCTTCTATTCAAGTTGGCTATGGTGCTATAGTACCAACAGATATTACTAATGTTTCAACAGCTTGGTCAGGATCAAGCCTTGTGGTTACATTTGATTGGGACTATGCAGACCATGCCAATAGAACTGTTACAGAATTTATTTTAGAGATCACTGCTGATGGAGTTACGAGACAAACACCATATGGTTCATTTCCAGTAAATAGAACACAGACTGGACAAACAGCAACAGTTACTGAATCTATAATGCAAACAACAATGGGGGAGCTTACTAAAAATGTTACAAAGGTTTGTGTTTATGTAATTGATGCTTTTTATAATAAAAGTACTAGCGTTTGTGACAATACCGTCCCAGAACACATTTTAGATCTGCCAATTCCAGTTATTACAGTAAGTCAGGCTGTAGATGGCTATAATGTTGCATATACTATACCAACTCAGTCAAGTTTTGATGCTATTGATATTGTTGAATATGAGTCAAACTCTTCTACAGAACCAACAGGTGTTACATACTCAAGAGTATATTTTAGTGGTATCTCTCCAGCAAATATTCTTACATTAACTTTAAACTCTAGATGGGTAAAGGCACGTTTTTCATCAAGATCTCGTCAATATACAGCCTTTTCTGCTGCACAAAAAGTAACACCACTATCTCCAGTTACAATTGATAACGAAGGACCTGCTGCTCCAACTGGATCAGTAACTGGTGGAATAGAAACTTCTGGAACGATAGGATTTAACGCTTTCTTAAATATATCTTGGACGGCAGTATCAGATGCTACTTTACGAGGATATAGAATTAGGTTTAGACCAGTAACTACTCCAGCATCAAATTACTCTTATGTAGACTCCCCAGGAAATGGAACAACTTTTAGAATTACAGGTCTTGCTTCAGGCACAAGCTATGAAGTTCAAATTGCATCATATGATGAATTTAATAACACCTCATCAGAATACCAAACACTAACTAATAGCCCAGTGTCAACTGCTGGATCTCCTTTTATAGGAACAAATGTTTCTACAACTGGATATTTTGAAGCTGGAGTTTCTGGAACAGATACAGGAGTTTTTAGATTTGGCTACGGGGTAGCTACTGGTAAAAGAGGCTTATCATTTAATACAAACAATTATTGGTATATAGATTCATCTCAGTCAGCGTCTTTAAAGGTTGGTGGAGCAGACAACTATGTTACTTGGGACGGCGCATCTCTTGTAGTGGCTGGAGACCTACAGGCTAAAAAAGGATCTTTTAGCGGAAATGTAAGTATTGCAAGTGGTGCATCTTTATATAGTGGAACTTTAACTGGCAATACAGTTACTTCTAGTGGAGATACTGGTGGATCTTTATCTGGATCAGGTTATATACTAAATAATGGTGGTCTTATATTTAATTCACCAACAGTTAATGGTATTACAAGAATAGATTCAGATACAGGACGCTTGACAACAAAAGAGGCAAATATTGGTGGATGGATTGTAAACGATAATTCAATATCAAAAACACAATTTATAGACGATGTAGCACAAGGAACAATATCTTTAAACTCTACAGCAGGATACATATCAGTATCCAATGATAATGTTTCTGGAAAAACTGCAGGAATAAATAGTTCATCATCTCCAACAGATTTAGCTTTTTGGTCTGGCGGTACAGGACCAACAAATGCATCATCAAACTCTTTTAGAGTACAACTAAATGGAGATCTATTTGCAAGCAATGCAACAATTAAAGGAATTATAAGAGCTAGAGAAGGTGGTTTTGGAACATTTAATGAAACTACTAATGTTGTCACAGATGGTTGGACTATTGAGACCAATGGAATTAAAGCAGTAGGAGAAGGTGCAATAAGATTAGGCAATTATTCAATAGAAACAGTAACTGCTAACGGAACTGATTTTTCAATCAAGGAGCGCATTACTGGTCAAACTCCAACCACAATTATAAGAACAGATTCAGCTTCTAATGCGACCACTGATGCAAAGAGAATCTTTTTAGGTGATGGTACAAGACAGGTGGAAGTTGCTAAATCAGCAGGTGTTTGGCCTTCTGGAACGACAGAAACACTTCCATCATCAAATACAACAGTTGTAAACCAGTATAGATCTGGTGGTTTAAGAAACATGTTTACTGTAACAAAACCCAATCTTCTTCTTAATCAAGGAGATGAACAGACAGTAACACTTTTTCCATCAGCATTTAAAGGTGATGTTTTAATTGTTTGGGACCCAAGCACTGGTGGCGGTGGTGACTGGAAAAAGGCAGAGATTTGGTTAAAGGCTGATGGTACTCTTCCACCAACACCTGTAACCCCACCTGTCACTCCACCTCCTGTAACTCCTCCTGTAACCCCACCTCCTGTAACTCCACCTCCTGTAACCCCACCAACAGTTTTTGATATAGACAGTATATCTGCAACCTCAGCAGCAATAACTTATTCTTGGATTAACCCACCAGCAACAACTGCAAGCTATGATGTTTATTACGTTCAAGGAAGTACACAGTCTGGTATAACTACCGTATCTGATACATCTCATACTTTTACGGGACTTAATCCAGATACTGATTATACCGTTTTTGTTATCGCAAGAAACTCAATAGGCATATCTCTAGCAACAGATAGTGCTGTAATTAGAACAGACGTAGCTCCGCAAAATACATACTACTTTGCCTGTGAAGATTCAACTTGTGGCTCAGTTGTTGCTTCATCAGCTGAGGAAGCAGTTATTCTTGCAAACCAATATTGTCAGTCAGTAGCAGATCCAGGAGTTCCTAATAATATGGTAGGTGGAGTATCATTAGTACAGTCAGAAATTCCTGGTTGTGCACCAACTCCTCCTGTAACCCCACCTGTAACTCCTCCTGTAACCCCACCTGTAACCCCACCTGTAACCCCACCTGTAACCCCACCTGTAACCCCACCTGTCACTCCCCCTACAATTCAATATACAATTACATGGAATACTAATGGTGGAAACACAATATCACCAACAACTGTTAATGCTGGCAACACTGTTACAGTACCAACAGCAACAAAATCTGGCTATACACTTAGCTACTGGAGATACCCTGATATTGGAACTGCTATTTACATATATGATGCAGGCGATGTATTTACCCCATCAGAAAGCTTTACCCTTTATGCTAATTGGGTAGAAGATGTAGTGTCTTATAGCCTAACTTATGATTGCAATGGTGGTACTGGATGTCCAGCAAATACAAATCATACAGGATCATTTACAATTCCTACTACAGCACCAACAAGATCTGGATATACCTTTAGCAGCTACTATGCATACATTAATTATAGTACATTCATAGGTGCATATGGTCTTGGCGCATCAGTTAACGTTAGTGCTAATGTAGTACTTGTAGCTCAATGGAATGCAGCACCTGTCACTCCACCAGTGACCCCTCCTGTAACTCCGCCTGTCACTCCACCAGTGACCCCTCCTGTAACACCTCCTGTAACTCCACCTGTAACCCCACCTGTAACCCCACCTGTAACCCCACCTGTAACCCCACCAGTAACACCTCCTGTAACCCCACCTGTAACTCCTCCTGCTGCAGCCCAAAGGTGTACAAGTGTTGATGTAACTGAAGGATGTTTTAGCACAGCCGTATGCTCTAACGATGGATGTTCATCTGGTGCATCATGTTCACCAATAAATGGACAAGCATGTCAATAATAAAAAAGGAGAAAAAATGTTAACAGATAACAGTATGATATTTAATTTTGCAGGAACCCCAGGGGTACCTTTGGTTTGGGTTATTGAACAAGATTGTTTATATGATCTTCCATTGTCACAAGAACATGCATCAATATTTTTAGATTCTGAAGAATGTATAGATATTAGTGAAGAGTACCCAGACCATGACGGAATAACTGTTAGATTTATTAAAAATGGAGAAACCTTAGAAGAGTTGCAAACAACAGAATATTTTGGTAGTATATTACTAAGCAATCCAACTGTATTAAATTTAAAAGATTATCCCTATGGCAGATATGTGGAATCACCACATGCTAGTTTTGACGGGGAAAAATTTATAATAACGAATAGGGATGTTACTGGCTTTATGCCATAATTGGGGTAAAATATATATGTCAAAGTCAAGGTGGGAACAGTACAAAGAAAAAAATGGAGTAACTCCATTAGACCTATTAAATCCTGCCACAAAAAAATCTAGTGAAGAATTAGCAGAAACTAGGATAAATATTTGTTTAGAATGCCCAGAGTTAATTAAGTTAACTACACAATGTAAAAAGTGTGGATGTTTTATGTCAGCAAAAACAAAGATGCAAGCAGCAAGATGCCCATTGGGTAAGTGGTAGAATGAAAAGACAAGCCTTCCTTATAGATAACGTTCTTTCAGAAGAAGATTTTGAGTATGGTAAAAATTATTTTTTAAATCATACAACTCTTAGATCTAACAATGTTGATGAAAATGGAAGATGGTTAATTGGGAATGAAGACCCAGTTATTAAAAAGTATCACGAACAGCTTTTGCCTATTGCTAGAAAAATTTTTAAAAGCGAAACCTTGCTTCCAACAAATGCTTTATTTGTTGAGTATTCTAAATCTGGAGCAAACCTTCCTCCCCATTACGACGCAAATGCTTGCACGTACACGATAGATCTTTGTTTTTATGAAAGCCACAATTGGCCTTTATGGGTAGACAATCAAAAATTTGAGTATAAAGAAAATCAGGCAGTATGTTTTTTTGGAGAAGAGCAGGAACACTGGAGAGAAACACTTTATCAAGATAATATAAAAATAGGATTAGCATTTTTTCACTACGTAGAACCAACTCATTGGTATTTCACAGAAGGTTCAGATTATGTTGAAACAGTAAGAAATGACTATAGATCTAAAGGCTACTCTTATAATAGAGTAGACAATACTGGAATGGCGCCACTGGGAGGTGTGTAAATGTCAAAAATAATGATATCAATAATTGCTTATAGAGAAAAAAATTTAAAAGAAACAGTTTTGAGTGCATACAACAATGCCAGCAATAAAGAAAACATATATTTTTCTATAGTTGAAGAGGATAATAAAGAAAATTATTCTGATCTAAGCTTTATTCCAGAAAATCAAATTATCTATAGAAAGTTTGATCTTTCCGAATATAGAGGAATTTTATGGGCAAGAAATTTAACTACAGAAGTAGGGTTTGACTATGACTATATCCTATACATATGTGGTCATACAATTTTTACTGAAAACTGGGATACTATATGTTTAGATGAATATAATAAAGCATTGCTAAAGTCAGAAAAGCCAGTACTTACATATTGTGGTCCAGATTATGAAATATCAGAAGATGGCTCTGTGAGGCTGCACAATACACAATTAAATTTAGAAGAAAATTTATATCATAGCCAAATATCTCCAGGCTTTACTCCTGGATTTTGGTTTCCTAGCTCATCACATCCACCAAAAGATGACGATGTTCACGAGGGATATTGGGTTCACTTTACTTGGTGTTTTGCCAGTAAAGATTTTGTCAAAGAAGTTCCCTTAGATCCAGAAATGAATTTTAATGGAGAAGAGCCTTATGTTACAGTTCAGGCATGGTGCAGAGGATGGAGATTTTATGCTACATCTAAAATATTATATTGGCACAATACAGTTAAGAAGTATCCAGGAGAAGAAAAACCTAGATATATGACTCATAGACCATGGATGGACAAGAACAAAAAAGCATATTGGGAAAATTCAGATAAATCTATGATAAAGTTAAACATGCTTCTTTCTGGAAGGCTGACAGGAAAGTATGGGGATATTTCAAAAGAAAAGGTAGTAGAATTTTGTTTGGCAAGCGGAATGGATTCTAAGTTTACAGAGTATAATCCAGATTATCACAAAACAGAGGGGTATCAGCATTGCGTAGCTCATAGGAATGATGATCCAGTAGAGATATGATATTAGATGGGCTAATAGAATCTGATTTAATATTTTTTGGTTCTGACAACCTTTTAACTTTCGGATTTAAAACAAGGTATGGTTTTGAAACAATAAGAGAAAGCAAGCCTTTTATAGCTAGTCCAAAAATTCATTATTCTTATAATACTCTTGGATATAGGTCAAGTGAATTAACGTCCAACTGCAATACACTTGTATCTGGCTGCTCACATACTTTTGGATTAGGCATTCCCCAAGAAGAAGTCTGGGCAAATGTTTTATGCAAAAGCCTAGATGTAGAATATCAAAACATATCAATGGTTGGGGGAGCAGTAAATACAATAGTTCAAAATATATTTGCTTATATAAAATTGTTTGGAAATCCAAAAAATATTTTTATTTTATTTCCAGATATATCAAGAATACATTTACCAAATGTCAATAAAATATTAGAAAATGAAAACGGCTTTGGCTTTAACTTCTGCTACTCAGTTGCATCTGGATCAGATTTAATTTCTAATAGACCAAAGTTCTCAAAAGCTCCACATAAAGTTTCTGATGTTCTGCCAAACGAGTCAGTAATGTATATAAATCTTCACTCTATATTAAACTTAGAAATGTACTGCCTAGCCGCTGGAATTAACCTAAAATACTCTATTTGGAATAGAGACTCTGTTGATATAATTAAAAAAATAAAAAGTAGCAATAAAAGCTCCTTTTTAAATTTTATAGAAACTGATATAGATAATTTTAAAAGATATAGGTATTTAGAAAAAAGCACCATAGATGATCCAGAATGTCATCAGGAATATAAGAAATCTTGGGAAGATAGATATTATTATGCCGAAGACCATAACGATAAATATATCGGACATTTTAATTCTCATATGCATAAACATATTGCTGATTCGTTTTATAGAGAGTTGTTATTGTGATATTAAAATATTTTTTTGAAAGACTTATTAGGGCTATTTTTAAGAAAAACAAAAAAAAGAAAGACTACATCTATTGATGATAATTTTAGCTATTAATGAAACTTCAAAAGTTCAGGCTGTAAATAAATATAAAAGGCCAGCCAATGCTTAATGACCTAAATGATATTTTCCTATGGCAGCAAGAATATGACAATGAAATATGTATATGATATACTAAAGGAGCAAAGGAGTAAATATGACAATAGATTTATCTTTAATAGAGCAAGCAAGACAAAAAAACAGAATTCATATATTTAAAAATGCATTTCCAAATCTCCCATCATGGGACACACTTTTAAAAGTTATTGCTGGATATGTAGAGGAAGATCTAGAAAAATACCCAGATAGATCTTACTTAGATACAAACAATTTAGAAGAAGAATATTTAAGCTTTAAGTTAAAATGCAGATTTTGGTCACGCTTGGCATTTCAGCTAAATGATCCATCTGACCCATACATGGAAATTATTCCAGAGCTAAAGCCAATAACCGAATGGGGACTATCAGTCTATCCAAAAGATATATATACTAACAATTTTGGTTTAGTGACATTTATGAAAAACAAGGGTGTAGTAGGAAAACATCATTACGACTTAGTAGATCAATTTCAGTGGGTTGCTCAAGGAGAAATGATTTGGAGAACTGGACACAACCTTGAAAATGAATATTATGTCAAGGCTGGGGATTTCCTGTTTATTCCAAAGTTTCTGGAACATGAAATTGAAACATTTAAAGCTCCAAGAGCATGTATAAATCTAGCAATTAGAAACTAATGTTTAAGGAGAAGTCTATTGTCTACTAACTATATTAATGATCCAGGATACGAAGTTCCAGATAATAAAATTTTAGTAATACCTCATCATATTGATTCTTTGACATATTTTGATGAAATAATTGAGTCACTTGCAGGTAGTGTAAAACGTGAATGGATGAATCCCCATGCATACTATTGCCTCCCATTAACAGTTGGTAATCAGTATGGATTTATTATAAAGTCAGTCCGTGATTTTGATATTGTTTGGGATGGGTCACGAGGTAATGCGGAGATTACATTTTTAAATGAAGATAATAGTCATAAGCAGATTATAAAAACTGGTTTTGGTGATGGTATAATTACTATACAAAACATGTTTGCTTTAAAAACTCCAGTGGGAATAAATATTATGACTATTCAACCTCCAAACCACTTTATTCCTGGATGCTTTGCTTTAACTGGTATTATTGAGTGTGACAACATTAGAAGAGATTTTACTTTTAATTTTAAAGTCACTGTGCCAAATATAAAGATTGAAGTAAGGAAGGGTGATCCAATAGGTGCATTCATACCAATTCAAAGGTATTTTGTTGATAAGTTTAAGGTTGAGTCAGCACTTGATCATTTTGATAGAGAAACAGTAATGAATGATATTAATGAATCTTCCAATCTAAGCACAGAAAGAAACACAGTAGATAAAGAAAAAAATCATATGTCTGGAAGAAGATATTTTAGTGGAACGCATACAGATGGGTCTACATATTTAGATCATCAAAAACGTGTTTATGAGTAACTGTGTGATATAATTATTGAGGGATAAAAAGGGGAAACAATGACTACAAAGCATGATCTGGTAATAACTGCATTACAGCAAAGAATAGGCGAGCTTGTGACTCACTATGAGACGCAGATGGCTATTCTTAGAGCAGACATCACGTTGCTTGCTGAGGAAA